AATGTGGCTTTTAATCAACACACTTTTGTTGATAGAACCCCCTATGAATTAGTAGATACGGTAGGAAACGTATTTAACCGTTTAGTTATATGGGATGCAGGATTAATCCACTCAGCATCAGAATATACAGGATGGGACATCGCGAGTAGTAGATTATTTCAAATCTTCTTTTTCGATGCAGAGTAAAAAGTTAATATATGTATAATAAACAAAACAATTTAGCTAGGGCACATTGTTATGTTTTTGTTAAACCGCGATCTTAGGACGCATAAATTTAAATGATATGAGTACATTAGAACTAATGGAGCGACATATAAGTCCCTTCGATATTTTATTTCGCAATTTCTTCAATGCCGAAGAACAATTTGCACCCGCACTAAATTCCAAACAACCACATCCCGTAAACATTTATCATGATGATAAAGGTCTATATTTTGAAATAGCCGCAACTGGGCTAGTCAAAAAAGACATTAATATTGATGTTGAAGGGGATATTCTTAAAGTAAGCTATAAAAAACCTAAAACAGAAGAATTCCATGAAGGAATGATTTACAATGGTTTATCTAAAAAATCATTTGATTTAGGATATAAAATAGCCCCTAAATTTGATTTGTCAATTACCGAAGCAGAAATGGCTAATGGGTTATTAAAAGTTTTTATTCCACTAGCTGAAGATGCTAAACCAAAATCAGTTAAAATTAAATAAGAGTTATTAAAAAATATGTGTCCTAGCACATTGTTTTTCGTATATTTACGTTACAAATAAATAAGTTATATATGGCTAGAAAATCAAAATCCTTAACAACTATTTCTGATCCTTTAATGGAACCCTATTTCATTACAAAAGATGAAATGTGTTATACAGTTAACGAAAGAATTATCCCAAATAAAGATCATTTTAGATCTAAAGGAAAAGGTACTGAATATGCTAAACCACAAGGTTATTATGTTAGCTTTGAAAGAGCATTAGAAAAAATTAGTCAAGAAAAATTACACACTAGAAAAGATTATGAGTCTCTTTCTGAATTTTTAAATGAATTTAAATTAATCCAAACAAACATTAAACAATACACAGATGGCCTTAGAAGCACTATTTGATGCGGTTATAGTTAAACCGGTTGAAATTGAAGAAACCACCTATGGAAATATTATAGTTCCAGATTTAGGTAAAGAAAAAAACGAAACAGGGGAGGTTATTGCCGTTGGACCTGGTAAACCCACTATTAATGGTACTTTTATCCCCACTCAAGTAAAAGTAGGAGATAAAGTAGTACTACCAACAATGGGTTTTACAAAATTACCTTATGATGGTGAAGAATATTATGTTGGACCAGAAAATCAAATATTAGCAAAAATAAACGATAATGAGTAAACAAGTTATTTTAGGTTCTGAAGCAAGAACCAATTTAGTAAAAGGAATTGATACATTAGCTGATGCAGTAGTATCAACATTGGGACCAAATGGCCGAAATGTAGTAATTGCTAATGAACAGGGAGCACCTCAATCAACTAAAGATGGTGTAACTGTGGCTAAATCAATTACACTAAAAGATCCTAACCAAGAATTAGGAGTTCAACTAGTAAAACAAGCTGCAATTAAAACAGCTGAAAAAGCAGGAGATGGTACTACTACTTCTACTTTATTAGCCCGTGAAATGATTAAAGCAGGATTAACAGCTTTAAATAATAATGAAAATGCAGTCCAAATCAAAAGAGATATTGATGCTACTGTTAAAGAAGTAGTAAATAATCTAAAAAATAACATTGCAGAAGACATTTCGGGTGAAGAACAATTAGAACAAATTGCCACAATTTCAGCTAATAATGACCCCGAAACTGGAAAATTAATTGCTACTGCAATTGAAAAAGTTGGAATGGAAGGAGTTGTCCATATTGAGGAGTCAAAAACAGGAGAAACCTATTTAGAAACTGTTGAAGGGTTACAGTTTGATAGAGGTTACAAATCACCTTATTTTGTCACTAATAATAATACTATGACTGCTACTTTGGACAACCCCCTCATTCTTATTGCAGATCAAAAATTAACACAAGTAAAAGAATTATTGCCAATTTTAGAAAGTGTATCTTCACAAGCACGTTCACTTTTAATTATTGCTGAAGATATTGATAATGAAGCTTTAGCTACCCTTATTGTAAATAAAATGAGAGGCACAATGAAAGTTGTAGCTGTGAAAGCACCTGATTTTGGTGATCGTAGAAAATTAGTTTTGGAAGATATTGCCATTACAACTGGTGGTCAAGTATTCGATACCCAAAAAGGAATGAAACTTGATAAATTCAGTTGGGATTGGTTTGGTGAAGCTAGAACAGTAACAGTAGGAAAAGAACAAACAACAATTGTAGATGGAAAAGGAGGAATTGAACCAATTGAAGCACGTATTGAAGAATTACAACAACAAATCGATAAAGCAACAACACCGTTCGAAACAGAAAAACTTCAAGAAAGACTCGCGAAATTCGTCGGGGGAGTAGCTATTATTCATGTAGGTGGAAATACTGAAACCGAAATGAAAGAGAAGAAAGATAGAGTGGATGATGCATTACATGCAACTAAAGCTGCTATTGAAGAAGGTATAGTACCAGGAGGTGGAACAGCATTACTATATGCATCTTCAGGTCTAGAAGCAAAAACCACAGGAGCCCAAATTGTAATTGAAGCTTGTGCTAAGCCTTTTAACCAAATTTTAGTTAATGCCGGTTATGATGAAGTTAAAGGACAGATTTTAGCTGATAATTTAGTTAATTCTGGCAATGATACTTGGGCAGGGTTTAATATTAAAACTGAAGAAATAGTTAATATGAAAGAAGAAGGTATTATTGACCCTACTAAAGTAGCTAGAACGGCATTACAAAATGCAGCATCAGTAGCAGGTACAGTATTACTTACAGAGTGTACTGTAGTAGATGAACCAAGTGATGAGCCCAAACAACCACAAATTGATCCATCTATGATGGGGATGATGTAGAATAATTTCGTATATTATGAAAACAGAAGTAATTGAAAATAAGGTTTTAATAGCCCTTAGACAACCTCCAGGGGATAGATGGAAATTAATTGATGATGCTAATAATAAAGTATATGCGAGTATAACAGATACATTAGAAGCATATATGCATAAAACGGGATTTAAAGGTCATTACCGATTGGAACCTTTAAGTAGTAAATTATATGCTATATCAGTAGAAGAAATAGAAATTAAACCTGAACCTATTAAACGTTACTCGATTTACGGAGAATATGGAGAATAGCCTTTTAGTTGAGAAATATAGACCCAATAAGTTAGAAAACTATGTTGGTAATGAGAATATTAAAAAATCTATTTCTAGGTATATAGAACAAAATGATATTCAAAATCTAATATTTTATGGGCCAGCGGGTACTGGAAAAACTACTTTAGCAAAACTTATAGTTAATAATATTGACTGTGATAATCTTTACATCAATGCCTCAGATGAACGAGGCATTGAAACTATTAGAGATAAAGTACAAGGCTTCGCTAGTGTGGCTTCGTTTAAACCACTTAAAATTGTTATCTTAGATGAAGCAGATTTCCTTACTATACAAGCACAGGCTTCACTCCGTAATATTATTGAAACATTTTCACGAACTACTAGATTTATCCTAACTTGTAATTTTGTAGAACGTATTATTGATCCTTTACAATCAAGATGTCAAGTACTTAAAATTGTACCCCCTACAAAAGTAGATGTTGCCAAACATTTAGCAATAATTCTTTCAAAGGAAAGTATAGGTTTTGATAATCAAGATTTAAAATTAGTAATTAATCAATATTATCCCGATTTACGTAAGTGTATTAATACATTACAATTAGCTAATACTAGAGTAGAAGATGAATTACATCCTACAAATTATATGAATGTAATTCGTTTAGATAAATCTACATTGGTTTCTTCTAATTATATAGATAAAGTTATTACTGAATTAAAAGGTAAAGCTGATTTTAAAACCATTCGTCAAATTATAGCTGATGCTAATGTAGATGATTTTGATGAATTATTTAAAACATTATATGAGAGAGCCTCCGAATACTCACCAGGTAAAGAAGGTACAGTAGCTATTTTAATAAATGAACATCAATATAAAGCAAATTTCCGTATTGATAAAGAAATAAATACAATGTCATTGATTCAAAACTTAATAAATAGTAAACAATGCTAGAACTAACCCAAGATAATTTAGAACAAATTCTAAATGAAAACGAAAAAGTAATGGCAATGTATGGTGCACCTTGGTGTGGTAATTGTAGAATTACTAAACCTAAATTTAAAAAATTAGCGTCTCAAAATGAAGGTATTTCATTTGTATATGTTAATGCTGAGGCATATCCTAAAAGTAGAGCCTTTGCTCAAGTATCTAATTTACCTACATTTGCCTCATTTAAAAAGAAAGAATTACTATCCCAAAATATGGGGAATAAAGTAGAAATAATTAACGAAGTATTAAATAAAATAAAATAAATTATGCAACAACAAGTTCAACAACCCCAAATTGATTTAAAAAATACAACAGAAGTTAAAAACTTTAATGGTAATTCAATCTTTCAACAAGGAGTAATCTTACGTAAAGTATCTCGTTTTGTAACAGGAACGGATGAAGACGCTTTATTACCCATTCCTGTATTTTTTGACCCAGAAACTAAAAAAATTCTAACTGATTCTGTTCCTAAAGAACTAAGAGAAGAATTAGCAGATGAATTGTGCTAATATATTTGATTGGCTCAAACATATAAATCAATACAAAACCACTTCATCTAAATTTACAGATAAGGATTGGGATGTGTTTAATAGTTATATGGTTCATAGATTTTTATCTATGAACCCTGACTATATAGAAGTGGTAAATTATGTACAAGAATTACCACCTCAAGAAAAAGTAATGATTTATAATGTTTATAAAGAATTTATTCCCAAAAATAATAAATGGAATAAGTACATAAAATCAAAAACTAAAGAACCAAATAAAGATTTAGTTAATCATTTAAAAGACCATTTTAGGGTATCAAACAGAGAAGTAAAAGATTATTTAAAGATTTTGGATACCACAGAAATAAATCGTATATTAACGAATAGAGGATTAGAAAAAAAAGAAATAAAAACTTTATTAAAATGACAAAGGAATTATATACTATGCTAAAAACCTCTGCTGAAGCAGATAAAGCTAAAGCATTATTATCTTTAGAATTATTAGGCAACCAAGCAGTTGGTATTGGAGACCATTCAACAGAAGACTTTTATAACAATGCCGAAGAAGCCTTAATGAAACTTGTGGATGCTGAGGATAGACTGGCTATTCTAGACAAATATCTCAATATTAACCGACCAGTACAAGTAAATGCGTGATCCAGTTAAAAAATGGTTTCAGCGAAAAAAGGAAAAAACTTCATCTTTCTACAGTGATACCTCTTATACTCCTCCAACAGACCAATTAGTAGAAAAAGTTAAGGATAAATTCGCAGAACGTTCCAGAACTGGTATTGAAAAATATGGTACTACCTTAGAACGTAATGATTTAAACTTATTAGATTGGCTTACCCATTTACAAGAAGAACTAA